CGGAAGATTATCTACTAGATGTAAAACGAGAACATATAGATGAATTGCAAGAAGAATTAACCGCGGTATTTCGTAAGTGGGAAAAACGCCACGGGTACAACAATACATCTTTTGTGGTGTTTGAAACCATAAACCCTTTTAAAGATAAGGCGTAAGGAATAAAAAAAATAGATGCATGTTAAGTTAAGGAGTAAATATGTTAAGAATAACAGTATTTATGAATGGTGCGACTAGAAGGTATCAAACGCAGTCATTTGAAGATAAATATGAAAGAAGTTCCGACATGGAAGCGTATAATGCAGTAATAAACAATATTAATCTTGGATATGCAAAGGTAATTACTTTTAAAGACGTATTTTCGAATGTAAATGTTTCGGTATCACCCATTACGTGCTTAATTGAATGTGAGGAAGTCATAGAAGATGGAATTAGTACAAAGAAAGCGTAAACAACAATACATAAAAGCATATTGCCTTATGTATCCGTGGTATACATACGAAGCGCATTGTGAATGGGTTGAAGCGGTAACTTATGCAAGTCCGGGGCCTAGAAATAAGCCGGATAGATTTAAACATGGGCGGCATTGTTTAAAGTGGCTGCTTGAATACGATGCACACTCAATGAGCGGTGAAACGAACATATGGGGCATAGTAAGAGGCGATTAAAATTGAAAGCACGATGTGGAGTGCGAACACGGAGAGGTAGCATAGAATGCATATATGGGGGCTATTTGATGATGGCAACGGCTGCTATCGTCAAGCGGTAGATGAATATAACGTGAATGTGGGGGGGGCAACACACGATCACATCAATAGGCATTGGTGATGCGTGTATCAATCAAGACTTAGCGATTAATACATTGCATCAACCTAACGCACTATGGGAGCAGTTGGACAAGCTAGATAGACCAGATGTTATTCTAGCTAGTCCACCTTGTGAAAGCTGGAGCGTAGCAAGTGCTATGAAAGGTGGTAATGCGTGTTGGAAGCAAGAAAAGGATATGACTATAAATCTATTTGGTGAATATGAACAAGGAAGTAAATTCACAATCAGAAATCAAGCTGACTATGAAAACTACCAATTTAAGTATGATAAGTCATTTCTAACACGCATCAATGGTGAGATGTGCATATACAACACATTAAAAATCATTGAGCGTTATCAACCTAAAGTATTCGTGATTGAAAACCCAGCATATGGGCGGATATGGGAATACATCAAAAATGTAATAGGGTTCGATATTCCGTATGAAAACCTAACCTATTACAACAACTATGATTATCCAGTTAAGAAACCAACGAAATTTGGTAGTAATATCGATTTAAAGTTATTAAATGACAATATAAAGCCTAATTTACAATGGGCAGACTTAAAAAGTAATGGTAATCGATATAACACAAGGTCAAATATTCCGTTGGAGTTAGTAAAAGATATTTTAAAACGATGTGAGCAATATGTAGAGAGGTAAATCTTGAAAGAAGCATTGATAAAAGGCTGTAAAAGCGATGAATGGTATACACCTATAGAAACAGTTAGAACGATGCTTAATGTATTCCCGCCAAAAGTTGGCGATAAAATTTTGTTGCCGTTTGATACAGATAAAAGCAATTTTACAAAAATTGTTACACGTGATTATGATCCATTAGCTATATATGGCATTAATGATTTTCTAACGAAAGAATACGAGTTTGATTATTTAATCACTAACCCGCCATATAGCAATAAAGATGAAATTATAGCGCGATGCATAGAAACGGGCCGTCCGTGTGTACTGGTATTGCCTATAGATACACTGGGGGGGGTACAACGGCATAAGTTGTTTAACAAGACTAATATAAGCGTATACGTACCAACTAAGCGCATTAAATTCATAAGTGAAACGGGCGAACATACAAAATCGCCCGCACATCATAGCATTATTGTTATGATTAATGCGCCGAAAACAGAAATAATGTTTGAATATCAAAATAAAGGGTGTGGCAAATGAAAAAACCTGTAAAAGCAAATGATCTAACATATACGCATGAACAATTTGCAAGTGCTTTAACCATTGTTATTGGAAATAGAATTTTAAAACCAAAGGTAAACGCAAATTCTTATTGCATCATGATTGAATATAGTATTCCAAACGGTAAAAAACAAAAACGGTTAAGACAAGTAATTTCAAAAGAAAATTTACAACATTTTAACGGAACAATGGAATTGTGTTTATATCATATCAAGGAACAAATAAAGCGTTTATTAATAAAAGGGGGATTGAATTATGATGAATGAGCAAGGTGCGAAATGGTTATTACAGGAAATGTACGATGAAGGTTATCGCGATATTAAAATATTCGGGGTATACGCCTATTTTGTAAATCCTACTTTTATCGAAAACGGTGGACATTTTAAAGTGCGGGAACATACTCCGCGCATTCCGTGTAGATTATTGGGCATTGCTGGTAACAATAAAACTTATTCTATTGCAAGTTTATTGGGTATTGTGGAATGGAAAAAAGTTCCAGTTGATACGCAAGTAATTGTCAATACGGCGCTTGGTGAACGGAAGTTATATTTTGCTGGTGTAGGTGAATATGGCGTTATATATTGCTTTCCTTGTGGTAGTACATCGTGGAGTTACCAATCTGGCGTTAAGTTGTGGGAATACGAAGATGAAGACGTGAGGTTAGCGGAAAATGGGTGTGATTGACATTATATTAAAAGGGCGCCCAGCGACTAAAAAAAATAGCGGTCGAATTATATCCAGAAAGGGAAAGCCTATTATAATACCGTCAGAAGCCTATAAGAATTATGAAGATGCTTGCATGTGGCAATTAGCTGGGAAGAAATTGCATATATCTGGCATAGTGGTTGTTGAATGTAAATACTATTTGCCGAATAAAAGAAGCTGGCCGGATTTAATCGGGTTGTTACAAGCAACTAGCGATATATTAACAAAAGCCAAAGTCATTGATGATGATAAGTGGATATGTTCATATGGTAATAGTTGCATAGCGGGTATTGATAAAGATAACCCAAGGGCAGAAATACGGATTATGGATAGGCGAAACGCCGTATTAGAACAACTTTTGAAATAAGGGGGATATTAAATGGGTTTAATCTGTAAGTTAAAGAAGTTTGTATTTGGTTGTGAAAAAGAGAACATAATCAAGGTTAAGCGGTTTATGAATGGCGTATTGTTACCTAAAATTGGTAGTGCAGATGCTGCCGGAATGGATTTTTACCAACCGGAAAGCGTTGTTATAGAACCGCATCAAACGCAATATGTAACGCTAGGTCTAGCAATGGAAATCCCAAAAGGATATATGTTAATGTTGGCGCCACGATCTAGCATGAGTAAAACGCCGTTAGTTATTCCAAACTCATTTGGCGTGATTGATGCAGATTACCGAGGGGAAATCAAAGGTATATTCAAAAATATCAGTGATGATGCGTATTTAATCCAAAAGGGCGATAGATTGTTGCAAGGTATTCTTGTACAAGTTGGCGCATTAAAGTTGTTAGAAGTTGATGAATTAACAGAAACGGTGCGTGGTGCTGGTGGTATTGGTAGCACAGGTAAATAACCATGATTAAATTATTGTTTGATGCTGCATTGGTGTTTTCACTAGTGATAGCGTTAATTAAATTAGTATCAGTATTTACGATGTAGTGGATAAGGGGCAAGATAAACGCCCCTTTATAAGAGGTGAGCATGTCAAATTATCAAAGTTTTCTGTTTTCGTTGGCGGTTGTTTTGCAAATATTATTAGTTTGTTGTAGCTATACCAAGGAAGATTTTGGGATATTTGCAATAGGGGTAACAACAATAAGTTTACTTGTATTATTTGTTTCTACGTTATGTGGTTAGAAAAGGGGAAGTGTATAATGCCTATTATTGATCCGATGTATCTGTACTTGATTGAGGTACTACATAATTTAGATATGTTAAATCAAATTGTATTTTTTATATTGGCAATGCTTGTATGTTTTCTGGTGTTTTTGTATTTTGTTGAAGATGAAGCTAGGGAAAAAATACAGGCTAATAAATCAAAGGTAATATTATTATTTATGGTTTTTATTGGTAGCGGATTAATAGCGGTATTTGTACCTACCAAAGATGCAATGTATAAAATGCTGTTGGCACATTATGTAACAACTGATAATATCCAAATTGTGAATGATGCCATTAAAACCAATTTACAAGACTATTTAAATATGTTAGGGGAAACAGTTAAGAACATGAGATAAAGGGGAATATATGACGGATAAAGAATATAGAGAGTTAGCCAAAAAGTACCTAGAACCGATTAAATTAATCACAATGAAAATTAAATCATTGAAAGAAGATCTAAAGCATTTGCAATCCGATATAACAACAATCGGGGCAATTGATTATAGTAAGGAACGTTTAAGCGGTGGAGGAACACCGGGCGGACTGGAGCAACAAATCATACGCCTTGAAAGTAAGCGCGATGCAGCACAAAAGGAAATAGGGGCGTTGATTGATGAGCGAGAAACCGCAGCAGATATTATTAACACATGCACAAAAGGAAAAGAAAATATACTATTGATGCGTGAATATGTTGACGGCAAAAGTGCTAAGCATGCTAGATACTTTACAGATTTAGAAAAGTCGCAAGCAAGCGAACTAAAGACGGCTGGACTCATCAAAGTAGGGTATTATTTGCACCATACATATTACCCGAGTATGCATACCGCTAAAACGGTAAAAGTCGGAATATATCGGACTATATCGGAAACATGCGGAAAAGCATAATACAGTATAATTATAGTGTCATATGTAGCTTTGAACGACATTGACTAAATTCTCCTATTAAACATACGACACCTTGGGGAGCCTTGAAAGTTCCCCTTGTGTGTTGTAAACAGATACCGGCGTTAAATTCCTTTCAACGAACACATGCCATTTGAGATACGATCCTTGTTAAATATGTACGTCCTAATACCATAACTACTTGTACGATTTCATAGATTGCCGGTATTTGTTTAGAACATACAATAAAAATGAATAAAATAAAAATAAAATGGGTATATCCACGGTGATATATCCCATTTCTTGTATAAAAGCAACATTTAATTATTGAAAACTGAACATGCTGCATTTATTATGTAAAGGTTTTAGACCAAATTAACCCAAATTGTTTTGATGCTAGATCGCATTAAGTTGTGGCGTGTTTGGTTTTGAGTAATTAAAAAGCCGCTATTATCTAGCGGCTAACATTTGGCGTATTTGATTATTCATTTCTTGTTGGTACTCTTTTATTGATTATTCAAATAGGAAAGCTATAGATTGTTTTGTAAGATTGCTGGAAGTAAGAACAACTTCATCGTTCACCATAAAAGCTTTTAAAGGTGGTTGAGATTTTAAGAAGTTGCAAACCTCTTCTTCTGTAATGTTGCGTTTAAGAATTTCACATGTGATGTAATCTTCAACGTCATAAAGTTTTTTAGTCATTTGCATTGTTTTATTCTCCTATTCATTCTTTTGAATTGCATTTAACATTTTAACAGCCATATTGATTACATATTTAGGGGCGTTAGAACCGTATTCCCAATCTTGGAAGGTGCGTAGCGGCATTTCTAAATATTCAGCCGCAGCCTTTTGAGTGAGACCCGCTTTTAAACGGGCCTCTTTTATTTTGTTTGAAGTACTCATTATTTAACCTCCGTTTCCCAACCTTCACCCCAACTGTAAGGGGTATCTCCTTGGGTATTTGTAACTACATGCGTTACGGAGTTGACAATGTAGGAACCTTGGATACGGTCTCCTACTCGTACATCACGTATTCTGGAAAATCCACTTACGCCTGCAATGTGTATTCTGGTAAGGGGGTTACCTATGCAATCCCCTTTATTTGTTTTTAGAACTATTTTATGAGCCATGATATAACTCCTTTCCTTATTCGTAAATGTGAGTTGCGACAACTTGATTATTTGTGTCTAGTAATTGCCATTCAAAACCGAATGACATAGTTGAAATGAATTCAGATGCTTGTGATTGGTTGTCGAATTTCCAAGTTTGATTTGAGTTTAAGTCTTTTAATGTGTACATTTTTATTCCTCCTTGTGATTAACTATTGGGGTTTGTCCCCTTTACCTTGATTAGAGTATAACACGGTAACCGCGACACGTCAACCGTATTTTTAAAATTACACGAAATGTGAAATATGATTATTTGAAAGGATAGCAATATGACGCAAATTCATTGCGATAGAAAGCATTGTTTAAACAATGACAAGCACGGCATATGCACGGCTGAAACAATCGAATATAACGGACGATGCCAAACATATTGCACTAGCCAACACGCAGCCAAGCAACATGCCGGAATATGTCAACGATCACATAGAAGAATGAAGAACAAAGATAGCAACATACTACGATAGAGAGGAATATCAATGAATTACATACCTAAAATAAAAAAAGTAATTACTGCATTACAAATTAAAAAAGGTTTAAGGTATGTTATTGATACTCGCCAATCATGGAGCAAGTGGGATAAGCCATTTAAAGTATTCATCGTAAGTCGCATGTATAACGAAGCGGAATATGCAGAAGCGTTTCCGGAGAAGTATAAACGAAACCCGTTTAAAGAAGGGCAATTATTTAAGAAGGTGGCTGAATACGATACATCAAAGCCGCATGAATTGTTAATATATCTAGTTAATGTGTTGAAAGGTGGTGAACGTAGTGAGTGATATTAAATTAAAGCCTAAAGAGTTAAAGTTTGCTGAAGAATGGCTAAAGACTACGAACGCCACACAATCAGCGATAAAGGCTGGTTATAGCGCACGAACGGCGTATTCTGCTGGTAATAGACTGTTGAAAAAAGTTGACGTTAAACAATATATTGATGAACGACTAGCAGAAATGCAAGAAAATAGCATTGCCGATACTAACGAGGTGATGCAGTTCTTATCTAGCACAATGCGCGGCGATATTCCCGACCAGTTCGGTTTAGATCCGGCGTTGAATGATAGGCTAAAAGCTGCCGAATTGCTTGGCAAACGTTATAAGCTATTTACTGATAAGCAAGAAATCAGCGGCGCGGACGGTGAACCGATTAAGGTTGTGTTTAGTAATATGAATAAAGAATAATAGGTAATTGCATAAATCTATCATTAAATGAGGTATATCCACGGCGATATATCTCATTTTTTGTATAAATCTATCAAATATGGAAATAACAATCGACTATAAACCGAATGAAAAACAAAATATATTCCACAACACAAAAGCACCATATGCGGTATATGGTGGCGCTCGTGGTGGTGGTAAAACAAAGTCATTGATCATGGACGTGTTCATTTACGCCTTAACATATCCGGGTAGCCATTGTTATATATTCCGTGAAACATATCCGAATTTAGAAGCCAATGTTATCCGCGAATGGATACGAAGCGTACCGGCTGAATTATACAAGTATTCAGACCAGAAACACATAGCAACATTAAAGAATGGTAGTCAAGTATTGTTCCGCTATGTGAAGAACGATAAAGATGCCGAGGGTTATCAAGGTCAAGAGTTTGATTATTTAGGCATTGATGAATTAACCAAACATACAGAACGAACGGCCGAATTATTAACGGCTTGCCTTCGCAGCGCTAAAGGGTTTCCTGTTCGTTTTCGTGGTAGTTGTAACCCCGGTGGCCGTGGACATGGTTGGGTGAAACGTAAATATGTAGAAGCCACAAATTATGGAGAAAATCCTGTTATTGATGAAACTACTGGACTTGAAAAGGTGTTTATACCGGCGCAAGTTTACGATAACTATGTTCTTATGGCGAACGATCCGAATTATGTCAAACGTTTAGAAGCGTTACCAGAGCAAGAAAAGAAAGCGTTCTTATATGGTGATTGGGATGTGTTCATAGGGCAAGTATTTACGGAATTTAACAGAAATATACACGTAGAAGAACCTTTTAAAATTCCTAAAGGTTGGATACGGGTTCGTTCTATGGACTGGGGTTTTAGTAAGCCGTTTAGTATTCATTGGTACGCTATTGATTATGAAGGTGTAGCGCATTGCTACCGTGAATATTACGGTTGCACAGGTGAGCCAGATGTAGGGTTAAAACTAACACCCGATGAAGTGGCTGCCGAAATGGCTAGATTAAGTAAGGGTGAAACATACGCATATGACATAGCCGATAGAGCAATATGGCAGAAAGACGACCGCATGAAGTGGAGTGTTCAAGGTGAATCTATTGCTGAAATATTTGCACGTCATGGAATTAACTTCATAAAGTCTAATTCTGAACGCATTCCGGGTAAGATGATGGTTCATACATATCTAAGGGAGAAGAAAATCAAATTCTTCTCTACATGTAAGCATATTTTGAGAACGTTACCGGAATTAGTATATGACGAAAGCAAGCCGGAAGATGTTGATACAACACAAGAGGATCATGCATATGATGAGTTTAGGTATTTTTGTATGAGCAGATCTATTACACCTAAGAAACCGAAGAAACCATTTAATGACGGTTATAAATATGATGATGAAACAGAAGGAGAAGTTACTGCATGGGGCGTATGAGTGAAAGGGCGTTGCGTGATTACGCTTTTAGAGTATTAAAGTCGGAATATGGCGAACGCGAAGAAAAGGGCGTTATTATTCCGGCGAAATACACCGATGCGGAACTAGCGAAATTTGCGCAAGCTATGCCACAATGGCAAATAGAACAAATGTACGATATGATATACGGTTCTGAAATGGTGGAGTAATGAATATAGAACAAACATTCGATATATACGAAGCAAAGGCGAACGTTAAAAGCGCATTAAGTGCTACGTCAAACTGGCGGCAAAGTGCTGCCGAAGATTACGCATTTATGCAAGGCAAGCAATGGGAAGATGCCGATTTAAAAAAGATGCGTGAAGCTGGCCGCCCTGTAATCACAATCAATAGAATACGGGCAACTGTTAATTTGTTATGCGGTTATGCATCACAGAATGAAACAGAACCGGACTTCTTACCACGCTCTGAAGAAGATGACCGCATCAGTCGAGTGGCAAAAGGTATTACAAAATACTGCTTAGACCGCGCACACTATCAACGAAATAAAGGTAAATGCTTCCGAGATAAAATCATATGCGGTTTAGCCAACTACTGGGTAAGCTATGAATTTGATTACCAAAAATTAGACGGAGCAATTAAAATCGAACGTGTTTCTCCGTTTGACGTTTTCGTAGATCCGGAAAGCACAGAAGAAAATCTAAGTGATGCGCAATTCGTTGGCCGGTATAGTTGGGAAAGCACAAGAAAGCTGAAACAGGTATACCCGGATAAAGCTAATGAAATTGATTTGTTAAGCCATAAATATGACGATACAGAACTAGAAGCCGGCACGGTTGAAACCATTAATGGTGAAGCGTTATGGTACAACGAAAAGTATAAAAAGGTTCGTGTAGTTCAATACTGGTACAAGGAATACGGCAAAAAGAATGTATATATGACAAAAGAGGGCCTAATTGATGAAAATAACCCGCTATTTGTTGTGTTACTAGCTACAGGCAAGAAACCTACTAGCATACCAGATACTAAAATCAGATATGCAACGTTCTCCGATAGTGTACTACTAGAAGAGGGCGAAAGTCCTTATAAGCACGGTAAATTCCCGCTAGTGCGTGAATATTGCTACTATACGGGTGAATTAATAGATGATGAACTAGAACCGGCCGGCGTTGTTCGCGATCTTAAAGATGCACAAAGGGAAAAAAACAAGAACCGAAGTCAACGCATGCACGTTGTTAATCAGCAGTCTTTAGGTGTGAAATTCTGGCAAGGTCAGATAGATGAACACGATAAAAAAACGATTGAAAAGAAAAGCACAACACCGGGAGCAAATATATTCTTGAAACCGGGTGTTACATTCCAAGACGGTACACCGTCAATGGATAGCGCTATTAGTTTAACCTTAGAACAACAAGCGGATAACGATTTTTATTCGATTAGCGGCATCACTCCGGAAAGCCTTTCCGGCAGCATTGGTTCTATGAGTGGCAAGGCAATCGACTTGCGACAATCAGTAACCACCGTTCAAACGGCGGATATATTCGCACAGACAAAAGAAGCAGAATTGCAGATTGTCAAATTACTGTGGGGTGAAAAGAACGCTCCGGGTTTAATTCCACAATTCTACAATCAAGAAAAAGCAATGCGAATTTTAGGCGATGACGGCAAGAAGGAATTTGTACAAATTCAGCCTGAATTAGGCCAGCCAATGCAAGAACAAATTATTATGGATCCGTTTGGACAACCTAAAGTAGATGAAGAAGGCAACCCAATCAAACAAGTATTGTATGATTTAAGCTGCTTTGATTTTGACATTGTAATTAGCACTAGCCAAGCGAGCGCAACAGCTCGAAAAGCTAACCTATATCAATTATTGGAAGCTAAGAAATCCGGCGTTGATATTCCTATGGATATTATCCTTGATTTTATGGACTTCCCAGAAAAAGAAGCCGTTAAGAAGCGTATTCAGCAAGCAGCAGAAAAGCCAGCTATGCCAGAATTGCGTGTTAGCGGCAGCTTAGATGATATGCCAGCGGAAGCATTAAGCATGTACTTGCAAACGCTAGGGGTTGAGATTTCACCACAACAAATTATGGCGGAACGGTTAGCCTTGAAAGGTAAGCAACAAAACATTCAAAATGCACCGCCAATTTTGCCGCCTATGAACGATTTAGGCGGCATGTAATATAAACTATCAACACAATAACAAAACGCTCCTATATGGGGCGTTTTTTATATTTCGCCCTAAGCAACGGCGTTAAACTACTTGCACGTATATACTCGCCCGGCAACGGCGTTAAACTGCCATATTCTTATATTCGTCCGGCAATGACGTTAAAAGGCAAAGGAGTATTTGATATGGAAAAAGATTTAGTAAACATCGAAGAAGTTGGTTTCACTCCGGAAGATTTAGAAAACGCGGGCGTAGAACTGGAAGAAACAACCGAAGAAACGAATACACAGGAAGGTGTGAACGATGTTCCCTCTACTGAAACACCGGAAAGTGATGCGAATGATGCGGAAGTAGAAACAGAAACGCCGAACACTAACGAAGAAACGGAAGAAACTCATGCGAACGATCAGAACTTAAAAGCGGCACTTGCACAGGAACGCGCAAGACGTAAAGCGGCGGAAGAACGTGCTAGACAATTTGAAGCGCAACAAAAGCCTATTGAATTGCCACAAGAGGAAGTATCAAATATTCGCGACTTTGTACGCCGTGAAGCGTTGAAGCGCTTTAATATGACGGCGGAAGATTTAGAAGGTTTGATGTATGAAGATGCTGAAAAGTACAACGAATTCATTCGCTTTGAAGCTAACGCAGAATACGCAATCACTAATCAGCAAATCGCAGTACATCAACAACGACAAACAAACTTAAATTTCGTAAATGAAATTAAATCGTTACCAAACTTTGGTGAATTATATCAGCGCGGTTTGGATAAGTTGAACGGAATGACAATGCGTGATGCGCAACCGATTAACGATGCCTTTTATCGCGTTGATATTGGTGAAGGCACGGAAGCCGATTTTGAAACCATTAGAAAATTTGTTGATGAATTGCAAAACGAACGGGCAACAAGTACCGAAGTACCAAACAACCCACTAGAAGTAGCGGCGACATTGCCTAAGGCTGGCGCACTAAATGGTGGCGTTCCTACACCTAACAAGGTAACGGAAGAAGATATTTTGAAAGCGTATGATACAGGCAATCTTGATGCGTTGCCGGACGATGTACGCAAGTATTTTGACGAATTATAAGAGGTAATATATGGCAGAACAAAGAAATCAAGTAACTATCCCAGCGGCGTTAGTCCCTAAGATTTGGACTAAAAAGGTATGGCATGAAGGTTTGAAAGATTCCTTCTTCGATAAATTCACGGCTCTTGACGGATCCAATGTAGTACATAAAAACAAAGACTTAACAGGTGTAAAAGGTGATGCAGTAACTTTTGGGTTAATGATGAATTTAAGCGGCGCCGGTGTTGAAGGTAACCGTGCGACATTAACTGGCAACGAAGAAGCGTTGAATATCTATGATTTCACCGTACAAACTCAATTAGTACGTAATGCGGTTTCTCGCTTTGAAGCAGACGACCAAAAAACGCAATACGATATGTTAAAAGAAATCAAAGGCGCATTGAAACAATGGTTAGCTGATTGGCAAGATAACAAGTTAATCGCTAAACTTTCCGCATCTCCTACATCTGGTGAAACACTTTATGCATCTTCCGCCGGTACGCAAGCATCTATTACGGCTAATGATAAATTGACTACTACATTAATTTCTCGTGCTAAGCGTAAGGCACAAATGCACGGCCCTAAAGTGCAACCGATTAAAGTTGACGGCATGGACAAATTCATTATGTTGGTTTCTCCGTGGGCGGCTCGTGATTTGAAAGACGATGATAAGTGGCTTAAAGCACAACAAAACGCTAACGTTCGTGGTTCTAAAAACCCTATCTTCACAGGTGCGTTGGGTGAATATGACGGTGTTATTTTGTACGAATATGAACGTGTATTGAATGACAAAACAGGCGCATCTAATGCTAACGTATGCCACAACTTGTTGTTAGGTAAACAAGCGGCATGTTTTGCGGTATCTCGCCCAGCGAAACATATCAAACAAGTGGACGACTACGGCAACGTAGAAGGCAACGGCATCGCTTTTTATGGTGCGATTGAAAAATCCAAGTTCAATAGCAAAGATTACGGCGTAATCAATGTTATGACTGGTGGCGTAGTAGAAGCGTAATTTCAAAGGTCTAGGCGGGGTAACACCCGCCTTTATTCTTATATGGGGTGAATATGAACGTAAAACAACTCATCAATAGGGCGTTCGTACAAATAGGTGATACCTCGCAAGAACAATATACTCCGTATTATTTAATGGAGTATTACAACGAAGGCAATCACTTATTAAATGCCCTAATCGGTCAATATTGTCCGAGCCTTGCAACAGGCACATTTGAAGGTACCGGAAACGGACGGATCACATTGCCTTTCCAATGTATTAGTATATTGAAAGTCAAAGCAGATGATGCGGACGTACAAGGGTATCAAGTATTGAATTTACAAACAGTGGTATTTGATGCGGATCATGAGCAAAAAATCACCGTTGATTATATAAAGACTGCTGGATATAAGATGCTCGAAGATGAAAGCGACTTGCCAGCGGAACTAGAGACATTGTTAGTTGATTATATCGTATATCGTGTAATGAACCTTGATATTTCTGGAATTTCAGCAAATATGGTTAATGCGTTGCAATCAATTAATAATGGTTTAGGTGGTAATGATTGCGTAATTGCGGAAGGGTACTGGAACTATGGTCGTAAGCGAATTGATTACTCTTGTTAATGTAGAGTCAAACGAAATTCTTGACGAACAACTAGAATATATCCAGTACATTAACGCCGCTATTGATTGGCTAACTACTATATTGGTTAGCATTAAAGATCGTGAAGTAGTTAAGAATATGGATATACCGGATAAAAGGGCGGTTCCTTCTGATTTCATGGGGTTTGTACCTAAAACAGGGTATCCTATCCGCATCATCAATGGAACATTTGAAACGTATGACGGTGAAACGGTTAATCAAGTATTTTATAGCGTTCGCAAAAACCACGTTGACGAAATGGACGATACTATTCCGTTTTCTGAATTCTTTTATAGTTATTTGGTGCAGCTTGTATCTTTCATGGTGAAGAAAAAATCACTTATGACTGATTATGCTGCCTATGATAAGCAGTTCATAGACTACATCACGGAACAAATTAAAGTGGCACGGGGTATAACATAATGGGCGTAAAACAAGTAGCCATGACAAATGGTTTTAGATTGGGCCTTGATTGGAGTAACCCACCGGAAAATATCGACGTGCAAGCCTTAACACAGGCTAGACAATGCGAGTTTGATAGAACGGATAATGCACTCCGTACCGTTCCGGGCGTTCGTGTATTGTATGATTTTGGGTTGCCTGTAGAAACCTTGTATTATGATGTGTACCGTAACAAATGGTACTTTTCTAGTGGTCGTAATCTATACGAAACTGATTTCAGTACTAATAAATTACTGGGCGCGTTAAATGGGGCGGGAAAGCCTAAATATCATGCGTTTGGCGGTGATATTCTCATAGCAAGCGGCGATAAGTTGCAAGTTATTTCTGGTGCTGGCAAATTGGCAACGCTAGAAAGTCCGGTTTGTGATATTGTTTCAAGTCATTCTGGACGTGTACTTGTTGCATCTACCCATTCGCACCGGTTGAATTGGTCAGCCGTAGGCGACTATAACGCATGGACTCACAACTCAAATGATGCATCTAGTGCGCAATATGTAGATGTAGGGTATAAAGACCAAGGCAGCATTATTGCCGTTGATTTCTTATCACGTGCAATTATCGTATATAAGGAATACGGGCGCGTGTATCAAGTTATTGGCACGCCAGATGCACGGAATTTAACGGTATACCCTCTATCCTATACTGGTTACTGTAGTGGGGCAACGATAAGCGTTGATGATCGTAGTTATTATTTAGGCAATCAAGGATTTATGTCATTTATGCCTACTAATACCTATGCGCAGGTTCAGCCGTTTGAAACCGGGCTGAATATAAATTCATATCTATTAAAGTACATTACAAAAGATTGTGATGTATGGCACATATCTAGCCGTAAGCAAATATGGATTAAGCCATATAATGGCGATACGATATTCATTTACCATTACTTGCCACGCTATGAGGACGGTCGAGGTGTGTTTACATCAAGAAAATTCACGCACAACATCAATGATGCGGTGAATGTAGATAAAGAAGTATATATAGCCTATGGCAATAAAATCGGTATTCTTGACGAAACAATAGATACAGATGATAGCGTACAAATTCAAACATCAATAGTAAGCGGTAATAGGCTTGCAACAAGACAATTCATATTAATCATGAATTATAACTTTGTAACACATAATCTTATTTCCGGATATGGCACGATTGGCATTTCCAATAAGAAACCTAAGCCGATTGAATTCGCTAGTAAATCGGTTAAAACCTACTATGCGAATTTTAAGACACATGATTACAAAGTGCCGATGAATGTTAATGAATACACGAAGGCATATAAAATTGGTGGCGGTGCTAACCGTAATGTACAATTCAAAATCAATGTTCAAAAGGGCGCTATTTCATTACGCCAGTTAGATTACACATATGAAGAGGTTTAAACATGGCATATAAAGAAAAATACCCTTTGGATATTACACCACAGGGCGATACAGTACCGGAAAGTATAGAGAAAAACCGGAATGAATTATTAAATATTGCGAAAGAAATGGACTTAAAAGCCGGTGGCGGCGGTGCTGGTGGCGGCGGTGCTGGCGGTGGCGGTTTACGTAATAGGGTTTTGAGCGGCAAGGTTAGTAACGGTGAGTTCTCCTTTTTGACTGGTGATAATTTAAGCGTGATGATTGACGGTAGTCAAACACCAGTTCTTTTGTCATTCGCTGACGGGTTCAACGATTATGGCGCGGTTGATTATGTGCAGACGGTAACCCGTAAGCAAAGTGCATGGAGCCTACCGGCTAATAGTACATCGTATTTGTACGTTGAACGCTCCGCATCTGGGGGCCTAAGTTATGGTAGTACAACACTTGAACCATTACGCCAACCAAACGCACCGGAAGCGGCAACGGATAAAATGTACTACAACACTACAAGCGAAAAAATGAATGTGTACACAGGTACATATTGGAAAAGCATTTTACGTGTAGTGGTAGCAATCGCCGTAACAGATGCAACACGAGTCAAGTCAATTAAGTACTATGATCCAACTATCAATACTGCTACCGATGCGGTAATTGGTAAACGCAGGGTTGCCGGCAAGGACTATTTATTGACAGAAATACTTAATGCACTGGCTGATACAATCAAAAACATAGCTGGTGATGAAACATTCACCACTAACCCGACAATGACATTGAAAGCAATTTCTGGAACAATCAAAGATTTAGAAAAAATCTATTACAAAAGAACGGATACTGTAAAAGAAGCCACGCATGCAGCAACTGCAGACGAAGCAAAACATGCAAAAACTGCCGATACCGCAACAAATGCAGAAGCATGTGTTAAAAAGTCCGGTGATACTATGACGGGTAACCTTAAAATTAAGGCACTCGAAAGTGAAGCCGTAGACTTTGACGGTATAGCTAATGGCAATACTGGTTATAGCGGCTTTACCTTTGGTAAAGTAAATAACTATAACGTGTTTGGTAAAGCTAATCAGGGTACGGGCATTGCTATGCCGTGGCATGTGAGCGAAAAATACGGCGTTCAAATGTACTTTACTAATTCCGGCTCATTCTACATTAGATATGCGGACGGCAATGCAAAAGGTTACCAACCATGGGAACGCATAGCCACATTCGATGCTAATAATAATCTAGTATTCCCAAATGGTACTAAATTGAGGATAGTGTAATGCCTAATATCGAAATTGAAAAAGGCGGTCAAACATTCCGTTTCGGACTGCATGAAGATAAAGATGTAACGCGCGGTAAGTTTATAACTGTTCAGTTTAATGGGCGTGAATACTATGCACGGTATGGCGATACGTCAACACCGCTTAAATCGGAAATTAACGGGCGCGAATATTCTGTACAATATGATCCGGTCGATTTTGAAACAATCCGTTGGGAAGGCAAAACAAGTAATACTAAAACGGTGTTCTTTCCTAAAGGTCGTTATGCGGTTAATATGCTTTTACATCAATACAAACGCATTGAAGTTTATATAAGTAAAAGCGAGGAGAAAGCGGTAACAGTAACAATTAACCGCTTGGGTTCCTACAATGCCTTATACCGATTGACTATTGACGGAGTTTTTGACGAAAAAATTCGTAACAACAATACAGAACCTAGTTATTGGATAGAGCGCATAGGTGATTAACAATGAAGCTAGATAGCCTTGAACATATGATAAAAGATTATGAGCGGCGCACAGGCGAACGAGTCAGTCTAAGTGGTTTTTATTTCGATGAAAATAACAACTACAAGGATAAATACAATTACTATTTCAAATTCTTCCCAAATGCTGGCTTCCTATTCTGGAGCATCAATGAATATGAGGGTGAACGGTATTTTACTATCTGGCAGACATACGGTGATATGAAAATCATAGGTAAATACATTGTTGAAGTGATGAAGTTGAATGATCTTGATGCAATTGTTACGGCTACACATCGAAGTGTGCGCGGTTTTATTAGAAAGTGGAACATGGAACGTGTTCCGCATATGGATTACACCTATAACGGTTTTAATTACAAAGTGCTAAAAACGGTGCGTAAACACCTTGAAGCTACTTTGTAGAAAGGAAAAGCATGTTCATTTTTGACTTGCAATTATTCGGTGGCGGCAAAAAATCGAAGGTACAAAGCATAGGTGCTAACCTACCACAGGCCAGCCCCGAAGAAAAGCAACTATTACAAGGCCAAATGGATTGGATAAATAGAACCAATCAAAGCGCTAATACCTTGCAAGGTATGGGCGATAGAGCCTTAAATAATGTAGTTAGTCCGCAATATCAGCAAATGTACAATGCATATTTGGGGACTAACAAAGACAACCAAAATGCACTAGCAGCATTGCAAAATCAAGTGTCAACGGCCGGCGCCAAGAACTTAACGGATAACACACGTTATGCAAATCAGTTAGGGGCCAGCGTTGATGCTATGAACAATGGAGCGGGGCAACTAGCGAATGAATATAACGGTGCATTACTCAAAAATCAAAACGCAATGGATAGTATTACCAATGGTCAACTTCCTACGGCTTATGCAGATGCTAGACGACAAGCGTTAAATAATGATTTACAGGCTACGGTAGGTAATGCGGTTTCTGGCTTAGCAAGTCGCGGTATTGTTAATTCTTCAATCACAGATAATGCATTGAACGATATTAGCAAGAACGCATCAAATACACTTGCGGCACAATATGCAAATGATTTAAACCAAGCAGCGGCGCTTAATTCGCAAGCATTTAACAATAGTTTGAGTGGTATCGGTGCAAAAATGGGTTTATGGGGTAACACCTATAATAACCAACAAAACGGCATCGTTAATCAAGCTAACTTGTTAAATCAAGGGTACACAAATCAAATGAATAACGCCGGTACTACGGCGGGCCTTATTGGTCAACGCGAAGGGTTAGCGCAAAACCCTATTAATACAGGCGCAACAACACAAAGCGCGGCAATTCAACCGGCCAAAGATTACTACTCTATGAGCCAGTTAAATAACGCGGATCAAGAAGATTTATTAAACAGATATATGACATTACGCTATGGACTAGCACAACCAGCACAAACAATGGTTAAGCAAGGTTCTGGCGGTTTTTTTGGAGGTCTTATGAAAGGTTTTTGCTTCGTAGCAGGTACAGAAATTGCAACGCCAGAAGGTGGAAAAGCAATCGAAACATTTGTAAATGGTGATAAGGTAATCACATTAGATGCGGTTAATGATGTAATTGCATTGCATGATATGGGCGAAAAGGAAACACATCGCCTTGAAACGTTTGATTGTAATGTTGTTACCACAGGTAGTGAGAAAGTATTAACTCCGGAAGGTCTTAAATTGGTTGAAGAACTTGTAATCGGTGAACCAATCATGACGGTACATGGCTATCAAGTTGTTACAGTATGCGAACCAACCGGCAATACTGAACAGGTATTTGAATTGCAATGTACTGGCGATAATCTCTTCTATGCCAACGGTATTATGGCAGAAGGCATTAATGAAGCAGAATTGAAAGCGATTGCAGATGCAAATAAAAAATCTGAAAACACCGGCAAAAAAGACGATAAAGGAACCGGTGAGGGAACAGATGAAACAAACGATCCAACAGATAAAAACCCGGAAGATACTGACGAAGTAACAGACGAAAAAACAACAAATAAAACTAAAGGTAAGAAATCGGAGAAAGTAGAGGAATAACACAATGGGCGTTATTTATTTACAAGACTATAGCCCGTGGGAAAGCATCGGCGAGTTGGCTGGTCGATACGGTGGGTATCGTTTAGGGCAAATTCAAAATAACCGCATGGCGCATGGATACCAAGATATGCTAAACGGTGGCGAACAAGCGACACCGGCGCAACAAATGGCGAGCCAAATGCCAACACAAGGACAATTTAATGCCGGACAGTTTATTAATAATGCTATGCGTAATAATTCCTTCGGTGCGCAAGCGGTGGCGAATAATCAAGGATTATGGGGAGGTCAAAATCCGGCAGCACCAGCACAACCGATGCAAGCTAACACAGATGCACCAGCCACACCAGTTCAACCACCACAACAAAATACAGGGTTATGGAACTTTGAAAATCTAAACAATACCGGTATTGGTAATGGTGTACCGCAAACGTATCAAGAAATGATGCAACAAAGGGCAAATAACCCTTTTCATGGGGCGCCCAAATTGGTAGAAAATGGTAATACCAATGAGGATAAAGCGCCGGGCCAATATTCCATACCAGATAAAGCGACCGTAACAAGTGAAGCACGCAAACGACTAGGGGCGAATACACTCGCCCTTGTCAAAGCTGGTTTTGATTTCAAGACGGCGCAAGGTTTAGCCAACGAACAATATCAGACCGATGTAAATAATATGTACATAAAACAGGTTAATGACTATCAAGAAAAAGTGCTTGAACCAATGCGCCAACAAATCATGAACAATTTAATATTCACTAAAGATAAAGACGGCAACCCGGTCGTAGATACCTATAACACAAAACGGGTTAAAGGGTTGGCGCCAGCCGTCGCAAGATATAACTATCTAGCTGGTAAAATTGGTGCTGGTACTATTGATATGAATAACTTGAATTCTATTGCGGCGCTTGATAAACCAGATTATAAGTTTAGCAGCGCACAAAACGGCCACATTGTACGCTACAACATGGGCGACGGTACTATTCAAGATATGGGCGGCTATGGCAAGGTTGAAGCTAAACAATTTGCTAATGGTCAAGTATTCGTAATGACACCAGACGGCCAAATGAAGAATATCGGTAACTTTGGTGCGAAGAATATCAAGGTTATGCCAGACGGTAAAACATATATCGTTGGTACAGACGGCACAATGAAGTATGTAGGTACTCATGTTAAACCGCCAACAGCTACACAGTCCGGCACAAGTGGATATAATGCACAGGTATTGCGTACACTATCAGCGCAACATACGGCATGGGTGAAAGCTAATCCGGATAAGGACGAAACCGAAAGTCCTTATTATGGCAAATTACAAGGTGCGTTAAACGGTACGCCAACGGCTGGCGGCGGTGGAACGCCTACAGTAAAACGGCAACCTACGTATTCAGCCGAGGAACAAGCAGCGGTTTCCAAGCGAATGAATGAACTATCAGCGCAAGGCTGGAGTGATGATCAGATAGCAGCGGAACTTGATGCGGCCGGTTATGGAAATTATAAATCGTGGTTAAAGTCTTATTAAGAATAAAGGGGTAGACTATGGGTGCATTTGATGATATTACAAGTCGTTATGGTAGTAATGCTAATAGCGGCAACGCTTTTGAAGATATAACAACCGAATACGGCTATGATGTGGATAATGTACCCAAACCTACATTGTGGGACGGCATCAAAAATAATGCAGAGTGGGTGGCTAACGGCGTAAGCGATAAAGCTAATCGTGCAGTTAATCAAGTAGAAACTACTGCAACGAATATGAAAAATACGTTAGGTAATTGGTGGGACGGTACCGTCAATGCGGTTGATGCTGCACACGATGCACGTCGCCGTTCAATTAGTAACGCAGTAGATGCATATCGAAACGGTGAAATTGATGCAACCGAACTTGATGAGGACGGATATAACGAAAATTACAAAGCCCCGGATTATGATGAGAAATCCAAGGCCGTATATAATCAAGTCGTAGGACGTCCGGCTGGTTATCTGGCTATTACGCCATACGTACACCCTTATGTTAGAGGGGCGGCCGGCATATTAGCGGCGCCTACAATCATAGGCGATGCGCAAGATATGTACGCGCAGAATTCAAGCAATTATGCGGAAGGCAACACGGAAAATATTATTGCCGATAGTCCGGCACTAACTACGGCGAAAGGATTTCTTATTGATCCAATCGCTAACCCTATTGGCCGTGCTATAGATAGTCCGGGTGAATTCGCACAAAATATCGTTGATAATCCTTTTAATGCATGGGACGATGTATTTTTACCGGCTGGCATGATACATGTGGTTACACCTAAAAGAGTATCTAGTGCAATCGGTGAACGTGTGGGGCGTGTTGGTGAACATATCAAAGAAAAGGCAACCAATGCATTTGAAGATATTGGGGAACGATTTACCAAAGATGAACCTAAATTTGAAGAAGGCGTTATGTATAATGCCTTTGATGATATTCCAGTACCGGAAGAAGTGAACGCAGTAGAACCGCGCGAATATTCCGAAGGTGGTTTGAACGGACAACCTATGGAAGGAGAAACAGGCAATATCCAAGCGGACGTTTATAACCGTTATCGCATGAATGGATTAAGCGACGTTGAAGCGGCCGGCATGACTGGTAATATTGGCGCTGAAAGTAGTTTTAGCACGACGGTAACAAGTGGCGACGGTTACGAATCCCGTGGGTTAGTTCAGTTTACTGGAGATCGATTGAACGGCGAAAACGGTTTATTAAAATTTGCCGAAAATCGTGGGTTAGATCCGTGGGATTGGAGAACACAGGTTGATTTCAGCGTATGGGAATTGCATAACACCGAAAGTGCCGCACTTGAAGCAATGCGTGCGCATCCAGATGCAACACCGGCGGAAATGGCAAAAATCATTCGTGAATATTACGAAAGACCAGACCCAGCAGTTGCACGTGATAATGTTCGCGCGGAAATTGCGGAAGATACATTTAAAGGCAATTATGGTAGCTATGAAAATGGGCCACGTGATACATCATTTAAAGATAGTAGCTTAGATCCTAACAGAATATCACGTGAAGAACCGTTTAGAGATGAGTTTATAGAACGTGATACGGTAAAAGGAGAGGAACCGCACACAGATTTAAACAGTTTCGTTGAAAATACCGAAAAGAAATCAGTTAAAAACGATGATTTAGGTATAAACTATCAAGGCGAAGGCGAAACGGCTCGTACAGGCGAAATAAACGAATTTCAGCCTAAAGACCGCATAAATACTGACTTTGTAGATGGTGAAAAATCTAAATTTGAAGAAAAAGCACTTGAAAATGATGCAAATACTCAATTTAGGTATGAAGAAGATACGCCAAACGAAAGTTTACGAAATGCACTTGACGATTTACCGCAAAAAGCAAAAGAAACTATCATAAACGAATTGAAAAATGATGCATCTGATCCACGATATACCGAATTAGAAAATAAAGTACAATCTAATACGGAATTATTGAAAGATTTAAACAAAGCCACAAAGCCAGATATTCCAAAAACGGAACTTGATGCGGTTAAGGTTCGATTATCTGAAAGCCTAGATGTACCAGTTGAAAAGTTAAGCCATGAATACATGGATACGGTTCGCCGCGAACGTGCTGCCGAATTAATCACAGATACGCAAGAACTTAAAATGTTACAAGCGGAACCGGTAGAAGGTGGCGTGAGCAAATACGCACAACAACCAAGCCAACTTTTAGACAATGCAACGCATGAGCAAATACACGATGCAGTTGTGAAAGCCTTTGACGGCAACGAAGCAATGGCGAATAGGTACATGGAAAGTAAAGGCGTTAGACCTACGGAATTACTACAATATAGCGTTAAAGGTAACGAAACACCACATACTGGCATTGATGAAGTGCAACGGTTAGGCCGCAGCGTAACACGTAAGGAAATTCTTGATGCAGTTAATAACTTATTCAATCAACGTGTTAAAAGTGGCCGTTTGGGCCGTGATAACGTACGCGGCTGGTATAATACTAAAACTGATGTAATTCGCAGCGGTAATTATGGCGAAATTCCAACTATCATGCATGAGTTAGGCCATTATGTGGATAACTATTTTAATTTTAGTAAAGATGCACAATTTAATGGCGAATTTAATCGTGTAATTCAAGACCGCTTCGGTAAAGCATACAATAAATTAGGTATGGACGGTATACGCGGAGAAGGTTACGCAGAATTCTTTAAGGATTATGTAAGTGATCGCACGAAAGCAAAACGGGAATTCCCAGAATTTTATAAACACTTTAAGGAAGCGATTGCAAAAGAACCGGAATTAAACGGCATCACTAATAAATTATCGAAGCTGGTTCATGAATGGCACCGTCAAGGCGGCGCGGAACGTATCAAAGGGAGCATTTCTTTTGAAAGTAAGGGGAAAGTTAGCCAAGCTATTGATGCGGTTAAACGTGGCGAAGCTAAGGACGTAATCAAAAAAGCGTTAAATGATGTATATACTAAAGTCATTGATGAATTGAACCCGTTGAAGGATTTAGTTGAGGAAGTCGAACGCCAAACAGGCGAAAAGATTGCTTTTGATGACAATCCATACATGCAAGCATGGCTTGCGCGTGGCTGGGTAGGTAAAGCAGAAACACTTATTGAACATGGTGCACCGGAACACGGTATAAACCCACTCAAAGACATTTTGAAAGGCATAGGCGAAAAGGAACATAAGGAATTCTCCGCATACCTTGTAGCCTTGCATGATTTAGACCTACACAAAAACAAACAAAAAGCAACGTTTGATTATACCGAAGATGCTGCCGTATTAGGTAAGCATGCTGGAAATGAACGCTTTCAAAAGGCAGCAGTTGAAATCTATAAATATCAAGATTATCTATTACAAATGCTTGTTAAAGAAGGCATGCTAACTGCTAAGGCGTATCATACAATGCGGAAAATGTACCCGCATTATATTCCATTCTTCCGTGATATGTCAGATGCTGGCATGCAGTCGTTTTTATCTGGCGGAAAGGGTTTTATTGATGTATCTAGTCCGGTTAAACGCTTTAAAGGTAGTACGCGCGATATTATAGATCCGTTGGAAAGCATTATAAAAAATACCTTCCAATTTTATAACACAATCGAACGCAATCACGTTGGCCGTACATTTGCGAAATTAGCCGATAAAAACGGCGTAGGCCAAATCGTGGAACGTGTATATGGTAACAAGGCTAAAACAGATAATACATTCAATGTTTGGGTTGGTGGTGAAAAAGTTACCTACGAAACAACGCCGGAACTTATTCAAACAATGCGCATGTTAGACAAAGACCAATCCAATATGGTTGCTAAAATCTTGTCATATCCGGCTAACTGGTTACGCGCTGGCGCTACGTTATCACCGGAATTTATCTTGCGAAACCCTGTACGTGATATGATAGGTGCATCTATCTATTCAAAACATGGTTTTATTCCGGTTGTCGATACTTTCAAAGGCCTTGCACTATTCCTTAAAAAAGGCGAATTATACTGGGACTATATGAAGTCCGGCGCAGCACATGCGGCAATGGTTTCGTTAGACCGCGACTATTTAGGCGGTCAATTACGCGATATTATGAGCCGTGATAGTAAGGTTACTAAATTAATCAAAAATCCGATTGAAGTATTGCGCGCTATGAGTGAAGCAACAGAAGTGGCAACACGATTGGCAGAATATGACAATGCACGAAAGGGTTATACTGGTTTAGGTAATCGCCTATTCGGTAAAGAAAGAAAGCCTTTGACTGCACGTGAAGCAGCACTTGAAAGCCGTGATATAACGTTAGATTTTAGCCGTAGAGGTTCGCATACTAAAAAGGCAAATCAAGTAATAGCCTTTTTTAATGCTGCAATCCAAGGCGCTGACAAAATGGCCCGTGCGTTTAAAGAAGATCCGCGCGGTATGACGGTAAAAACTATGCTATATATTACACTACCAAGTGTATTGTTATGGTATATGAATAAAGATGATGAACGATACCAAGAGTTGCCACAATGGGAAAAAGATACATTCTGGATTATTCCGGGCAAAGAAAATATGTATCGTGTTCCTAAGCCGTTTGAAGCTGGCGTGTTATTTGGTACAGCGTTTGAACGTATGTTACAGTATTTTGACGATGCGAAAAACAACCGTAAAAGCGTAGGTTTTAAAGGTTTCGGCGACAGGGTAATAGATAGCCTTGCACCTAGCTTTATGCCTACGGCTATGATACCGGTTGTTGAAGCCATGACAAACTATTCATTATTTAGACAACGCAATATTATTCCGCAATCACAAGAAAACTTGCCGGCACGCCTACAGTACGGCGCTAATACTAGCGAAGTAGCAAAATTTGTAGGCGATAAAATCAACGTTTCACCGTATATTGTAGATAACACAATAAGAGGGTACGGCGGCGGCCTTGCTGGGTTAGGTTTAAGCGCAGTTGATGCGGTTTCTGGTGCGAAAGAAAATAATGCATCTAAAAAATGGTATGAAGCGCCGGGGTTAAGAGGTTTCACGGTGGCGCCTTATCAATCATCGGATAGCGTACAGAGGGTTTATGATGATTATAAGGAACAAGAAAAACTACATAATGAATTCAAATTAACAGGGCAACGGCCGGAAGGATACGATGCCAAAGAATTCGCAAAACTCAAAAATGCAAGTGATAGCCTTAAGAACTTAAACAAAGCATCTAAGGCTATTATTAATAATGACCGCATGAGCGGCGAACAAAAGAGGGAACAATTAGACAAAATCAATATGAGAAAAGCCAATATAGCGCGTAGCGTATATGGGTTAGGTAAAGTAAAGTAAGAGGTAAGAATGGAACATTTGATTAAGTTTATTGCTGAATGTTGGAACTCTTTAACGGAAAGTTTCATATTAAAAACTCTATTAAGTGGCGCTGGTGCGGTGGCAATCTGGCTGATTGGAATAAAACACGTTCAAATATTGGGCGTGTTTATTTTATTGGTGTTTGTCGACTTGCTCACAAAATGGGCAAGTATCGCATATAAAATGTTGGTTGATGAATTTGGATATGATCCAGAGAAAATCGCCACGTGGGAAAAATACCGGGCCATACCGATTGCATTTGAAAAACAACTCATAGCATCTAAATATATGAGAAAAGGGTTCATAGGAAAAGTCATGACATATGTAGCGGCTACAATAGCCGCTATTTTATTTGATGAAATGAGCGGTCAAAGGCAATTTGCCGTATCGCTAGTGTGGCTATATTTAGGCTCGTCCGAATTCCTATCCATTCTTGAAAACCTAAGAGACGGCGGCAACGTTTCTATGGGGAAATTTTTAGATTTGATTAGAACCAAAATTGAAAACAAAGTTAAATTATGAGGTGAAACATGAGGGGTATTGATGTAAGCGAAAATAACGGTGTAGTGGATTGGGGAGCGGTCAAGGCTAATGGCTTTGACTTCGCTATCATCCGTATCGGTTATGGCGGAGGTAATTTAGATAGTGAATTCTATAACAATATCAACGGCGCAATTAATGCCGGTTTGGCGATTGGTGTATATCATTATTCCTACGCTATGAACGAAGAACACGCAGCAAGTGAAGCGGAATTTGTAATAAACACACTCAATGATGCCGGATTGACGATTGATAAATTGCCTATGGGTATATGGTTTGACATGGAAGATGCGGACGATTACAAGGCAGATCGTGGCATGCCAACAGACCAACAATTAACAAATATTTGCAGCGTGTTCATCAATAAGTTGTGGCAAGCCGGATACGGAAACACAGGCCTATACGCTAGTTATGATTGGCTAGTGAATGTATTAGACGTTAGTCAATTAGGTGGTTGCGCTATCTGGTGCGCACAACTTAATAGCCAATGTGATTATGACGGTGCTAATCTATGGCAATATACATTTACCGAAAACATTGAAGGCAAAGAGTTTGATGCCGATTTAGTATTGAACTGGCCTATTTAGGGGGTATTTATGGATACTATCATTCAATTATTAAGGCGATATGCACCAGTAATCACCGTGGCATTACTTATGCTATTGGTGGTAGTGGCTGGTTTATTCGCCTATAATGTGATACATACTAAGAAACTGCAAGAGCCTGTACTTTTAAATCAAGCAATCGTAAAGAACCCACAAAAATTAGGGGAAGTCTTAAATGTAACGCCAAAGGTAGCAAAGGAAGTTATTGCATACAGGGAAACGGCACAACCAGTAGCAACATACTATACTAAGGCACCAACGCTACATGATGCGGCAGTAGTTACGAAAAATGCTATCAAAGATAAATCGCCTAACATTCCAAAGGAAGCTATAGAAAAAAGCGACAGAACGGCTATAGTTGAAAATACAGATAAAAATAAGGTTGATGTGTATAAAATCAACCTTAATAAAGTACATCGTATTATGGGTGGCGTTACTGTAATGGAAACAGGGAAGGTATACGAAACTATAGGGTATCAAGCTGGCGATTTTCAAAGCCTAGCGCATTTTGAAGGTAAACATTTCAAAGGGGCCAGCGCTTTATATACATTTGCGAAATGGTAGGTGATCCATTATCTCCGCGCCGTGCGGTTCACGGCATACCGTTTTTTAATTAAAAGGAGTAAACTATATGAAAACATTTACATTTGAAGGTAAAGTCCATGAATTCGCAGAAGAAATCAACCCAAAACAAGATGGATTATATACGGCTACATTGACAGATAAAAACAACGTGCGGTGTGAAATGTGGTTTGTAAACGGCGAATTGAAACGCCTTGTTGAATTAGATTAATAGTAAAAAGGGGTACCATAGCGGTA